ATACCAGCAGCGCTTGCTCCACCGCCACCACCACCATAATAAGGACAGGAACCTAAACCAGGAGCTCCATTATTTCCTTGGGGAGGGCTAACAGGAGGTGTATTACCAGAACCTCCGTTTGTAATAGAACCTCCACCTGCTCCACCACCACCAGAACCTCCATCAGATCCTGCTGCACCTGGTAAGTCTCCTCCAGCTCCACCGCTTTCTGATGTGTATGTAGTACAATCAATAACAATAGATGAATCATTTCCACTTGCACTTGAAGATCCACCACCTCCAACAACTACTGCTCCTAAAGCAGTATTACCTGTAGTTTCTATTTCTAAATTTCTAAGACCACCAGCTCCACCGCCACCTCCAGAAGATCCTGGACTACGTTTACCTACTCCTCCGCCTCCACCACCAGCTACAATTAAAGTTTGGACTAATCTAGTTCCTGGTTGTGTAGTAACTGCACTTGGTGCACTTGATGTTTTTGATGTTACGGTATTTTTACCACGAGACGTTACGTTGACTGGTCCAATTATTCCGCCATTTCCTTGCGCCATAATTTAAACCTCCTAAGCGTCGTCTATAACTTCATAAGATATAACTAGATCTAAGTCCGATGCTGCACTTGCGCCACCTTTAAGTACGTCTGCTTCCATTAAATATATTGGAGTGTCCAATACAACTAGTGTAGCATCTGCTGGTACCGAAACTGTTTTCGCTAGAAAGAAAGTTCCTGAAGTGTCAAAGTCTGAAACACCTGCTGATGTGAAGTTAGCTTTTGTGATTGATAATGATAAATCTGCTGCATTCGTTCCGTCAACGTTTGCACATGTAATTCTATTAATTTTTAAAAGTTTGTTTGATGATACAGTTAATAAAGTTGTAGTTGTAGTAGCTGTTAAGTTAAAGCCTACCGACTCACCGTTAATACTTGTTACTGATACTATATTTGGATTTGCCATTTTTTAATCTCCTGCTTTTCTTTTATCCGAAAACGATTGCCATTGCAATAGCTTTTCCTGTTGAAATTCCTGCATCATTGAAGCTCAAAGCTCCTGATCCATTGGTAGTTATTGCCTGTCCACTAGTACCATCTGCTGTAGGTAAAGTAAACGCTAAATTAGAACCCATTGCTCCTGCTTTTAAATCCAAGTAATTTGATCCATCGTCAGTATCTTCAGTAAATCTAAGAGTACCTGCTCTAGTAGAGTTAGCCACTAAATTTACAACACCACTTCCATTTGGATTTAAATCTATATTTGCATTTGATGTAGTTACAATATCTTGACTATTCATATCAAGATCACCACCTAATTGTGGAGATGTATCTTCTACTACCGAAGCAATACCTGTAGCGAGACTTAAAATTTTTGGATTTGTTGCATCTGGATTAGCTGATGCAAATAAAATTTTGTCACCTTTATTTGTTGCTGTAAAAGTAAACGAATCTCCTGAACCAGTTGCATATTTAAATTGAACTGTGTATGCACCTGAAGTTGAGTTTCTTAAAATGTAAAAAGTTTCTACATCATTTGGAATTGTAACAATTTGATTTCCTGTAATAGAACCTGTAAACTCAATCATTCTTTGTTGAGCTGTTCCAGTTAATGCACCATCAGCAATAGTTAAAGCTGTAGTTTGTGCACCACCTGCAATAGATACTTGTGCAAAGCCACCTGTTAATTGTGATACTAAACTTAAATTTGCGTTTGTTTTTGTTCCCCATGTACCAGCATTTTCGCCAGTTGCCATTAGTTCAACACCAAGAGGTGTATATGTTGATGCCATAAATTTTATCTCCTATGCAGCGTCAGTATAACTTGTATTTGATCCAGTTGCAACATTAGAATAATTCGTATTCGAACCTGTTGAAACCCCACTATAAGATGTATTTGATCCAGTGTCAACATCTTGATAATGAATAATAAAAGGCTCTCCAACCGTTGCTGTCATCGTAAATGTTGGTAATCCAACAACTTGATCTTTAGGGTCAACACTACCAATAGCAGCGCTAAATGATACTCCTGTTAATCCCATTATTTGATCAGGGACATCTACAATTGTACCTTGTTGAGAATTCATAGATACACCTGTAACAGGTATACTTACTGATCCTGTTTCAGCTGCAAAACCTATAGAAGAGGTTATAGATAGTCCAGTTGGTGCTACTGCATCATTAGGTACAACCACGGATCCTTGAGCAGTTGATACTTCAAATCCAGCAGGTGTAATTATTACAGCGTTAACTGCTATAGGATTTCCAAGTGTAGAAGTAATTTCTTGTCCTGTTATTGATACATCTTCATTTGGTGCAACAGCTGTTCCTTGTGTTGATGTAATTTCAAAACTAGATAATCCAACTGTTTGATCATTTGGATCTATAACACCAATAGCGGCTGTAGTTGATAAACCTGTAATAGATGGTGTAACTGAAATGCTTGCTTGAGCTGTTCCTTGCAAGTCATTCATTTCTAAACCATTAGGTTCGACAGTAACATTTACAATACTTGATGCAGTTCCTAAAGTAGAAGTAACTGAAAGACCTGTTGGAGTTACTGTAGAATTAATTACACTTGTAACAGAACCTAAACTTGATGTAATAGAAAACCCTGTTACTGAAACAACAGGTGTATCACCCCAACTTTGATAACCCCAAGTATTACGTCCCCATCCAGTTTCAACAATATTAGTATCACCCCAATCAGCTTGACTCCAATAAGAACGTCCCCATCCATCAGTATTAGCCTGTCCACCCATTCCTGAATGGTTTGTACAATAATAATATAAAGTTGTAGGTGCTCCTGCTTCTACTTCAATTTGAGTATAAGCACCAGCTGATCCAGGGGTTCCAGATGTAGTAACACCTGTTGTGTATTCTGATCCAGAATTATGTGTACCATCACTTGTTGTAGAAAATCTTAGTGGATGACTTGAGTTAGAACTATCTGATTGATCAAACTTATAAGTTAAACCGGCACCAATCATTATGGTGTCTTGTTGAACACCGTCAATAAAATATTTATTACCTGAACCAGTGCTCTGGACCGTTACTGTGAACGTTTGAGCTATGGACATAAGGAGCCCCTCCTTATGCTAATCTTATGATTGCGTTTGATGAATCGTTTGCAGGAAACTGTATTTCAAAAGTTCCGTTAGTTGCAGTTTTATCAGAACCAAAAGCGATAATACAAACAGCATCAGTTGTACCTGAACCACCGTCAGTTGTTGTATTATAAATCATTGCACCATTTGCAGTGAATGAAGCTGATGTCCATGAGATATCAGAAAAATCTGTAAACGCAGTTGTTGAAGTTAAACCAACTCCTGTGTTTGTTAATGCTTTACCACCAGCAGAGTATGCTGATCCAGATGTATTTGTAATTTCGTTTGAAGTTGAATAGTCAGTTGTTGCTGCACCTAAAGATGCTGAACTTGTAAATAAAGCTATTTTAAAAGTATGACCACCAGAACCTGATGCTTGAAAGTCATGCTTTCCTTGTAAAAGTTCTTGTTTAAAACTTGAACATATTGCCGATGTTATTGCCATAATTTTTTTCTCCTATTAAGGTGTCGGTGAAGGAACTTTAATACGAACTGTACCATCCGTGTAGTCGTCCCTTTTACGTCTACCAAGTTGTTCTGCTGCGAACTTCTCTACCTCTTGTTTATATTTATTTTCATATAATGTCAACATATCTGTTGGACCTTTTAAATAAGAAAATGCCTCTACTAAGCAAGCATATAGTAAGCCATTTGGAAAATATTGACTTACATAAGTTGTAGTATTTGAACCCGATAATCCAGTTGGAATAGCTTCATAATGTATTTTAAATACGTAAGTGTTATCTGGTGCAGGCGCCAGGAATAATCTTCCTGAAGTAGTATCGGTTACACCTGTTGCTCCACCAAACATAGCATAGTATTTTGGCTGTGCTCTAGCTGAAGTTTCTGTAGATGGTTGATATTCTTGTAAATAAGATTCATCTTTTTTCTCCAACCAAACATTATTACCTGTTGAAGCAGAAGTTGAATCATAAACTTGTACACCTTTTACAAATAAAGTTTGAGCAGGTACGTTAATTGTATTCTGTCCTGTGACTAAATTACCAATAGATTGTTTTTTATATGCATCTAATGGTACATCTCTTAAAATTCTAAGTTCAGAATTTTCAATAAATTGATCTGTAATAGTAGCAGTTAAAACGTTTGTGTCCGTTTCAGTGTAATTTTGAATTGCTGTTGTTAATGTTGCGTATGTAAATCCTGCCATATTATCCTCGTCTTATATTTACTGGACCTGTAGTAATTGTAGTACCACCTGATCCTGAATCAGTTGCTGTTGCATTAGATACAGTGCTAAATGTAAATTGACAACTATAAGAAACTGAACCAACAGTTCTTGTTAATCTAGTTACAACAAATGATCCAAATACTTTTGCACCAGATGAATGTGTTCCAGCTGTAGTTGTTGGCTGTCTTACACCGTATATTATACCAGAAGTTCCTCTAGTACAACCAGTTAAATCGTTGCTGCTTTTGCCTGTGTATTGAATAACTTCATCTGCAATATTTCCTACTTGCACAGGATCTGATGTGTCAGAAGATGTTAAAACTTTTTGTATTACAATGTACCCACTAGTTGGAAATTTAGATGCATCTGTTAATGAAATAGTTGTAGCTGATGCTGATATATTAGAAGCTAATGTTGTTTCTGTTTGAAAATTATCTACTGTCAAACCACCTATATTACTTTGTAAATCTGATATTCTCACTACATCACCGGTTTGATACGGATTAGTATCTGCAACTTTTGCTTCTAAAGTAGAATTAACTATTGGTCCCATGGTTACCGTCATGGTTCCTGATCCACTTGTTGCTGATATAGAATTCTCTGGTGCAATAATTGTAGTCGCAGGTTCAACTCTTGCAGGTCTAGCTTGAGGTAAACCT